GCTGGCATGTCCTCATACCGTTCCCTAAGATTTTGTAATTCTGTTATATATAAACCCATGTACTGTGAAGCCATCTGAGGGTCTTCTTGCTGTTCATAAGCTCTTGAAATGCCGTAAGTAGCTACAACAATATGAAACGGAGTGGGTAAAGTTGAAGGTTCAAGACTGTCAGCAGAACCTGGTCCAAAAGGCGCAGCTTCTTTATACCCTCGTACATTTATTGTCGCACCAGATGAAGGTGTCGGATACAACCTTACATTCTCACCCCAATAAGACCACCACCAAGGGTCACCTGAAGTACCAACATTTAATGGGTAAACCACGTCACCCTCGTCACGTCCAACAAAAGTAATGACATGACTATCAGTGCGTAACGCAGCTACTTCACGCAAACCGTTAGTAACTGACGCACCAACAGCAGCGAGCGAATAATCTTTCTGACCGCCTACTGTTGTGAAAGTTGTTGAAACTTCTAAAAAAGGCCAACGTTTCTGACTGTAAATAATACGGTCATAACCTTCGCCTAAAAAACGATTTAATGTATCGTCTGAAATGTCTGTTGAATCTATATCCACTACGGCACGAATATAGGTTCTCATTTCTGAAATTTGCATTTTATTCCTTGTGGAAGACGCATAAGTCACTGCCCGTAACAGGACGGCCTTTGCAGGCGGCCCCGCTACGAGTCAGTGAAATACACTTGGTCACCTTCTCTTCAGGGATAGGAGCTTGCTTTTTCATTTCAGGAAGACGAGTAACGTTCCGTCCTTTTCCCACCGCCTCAGGGCGGGGGGAAGCATCACGAAAGTTTTTGTCTGCACCAGGTTGACCGTAAGGTCGTGAACCTGACTTATATGCGTAAGCGAGTTCCCTTCCCATGATTAAGCAGGTGTTATACCGTAGATGTACCCTTGACGTGAGCGGTTGCTTGTCGTCAAGTTTCCGTAACAAAGAATCTGTGAGAACACAGCATCTTGATTCGTTGGGCGCACGAACGGGGTTGGTTTAAACCATACGTCGCTGTGAGCTACGAGTTGGAGGTACTTGGTGTTAAGGAAATACATTTTTCCTTCACCAGCAAGAGTACCATCAAAGGTAATTGGAGCACCCTTGAACAGAAGGTTCTGGAACCCTCCGTCAGCCATATCGGTGTCCGTGTAACGAATTTGCCCATCGAGGAGATCCTCGTAAGCTTCGTACTGGGATTGACCAGTGATGATAATTGTTGGTTGATCGTTACCAACAGAAACGTTGTTGTACATGGTTGCCATTGACTTAACGTCTATCGCACCAGCTTGGTTAGCAACTGATGATCTCCACCATGAGTTGTCTCCTGCTGTAGCATCAATACCAGCAAAAGCGGCTGAACCGTCATCATTGCCTAAACCGATGCAAGCTGCAAGCCCAAGCATGTCCTTGCTACCATTACCTGTACCATTACCGAAAAGCATGGTGTTCATGTTTTCAATAATTGTTTCTTGAGTTTGAAAGATTTTACCTTCCAACAGATCGATGATCTGCGCTTCGCCATTGTTTTTGGCTTCTTCAAGACCATTGATAGTTACTGTTGCAGCATACTGTTTCCAGTCGTACTCAGCGGCTGTGATGCCTGTCTGAGCAGTTGTGGCTATAGTATCTGTTCCTGAGTAAGAACCAGCGGTTGAGTTTGTTCCATAAATAAGAGGAACAACGATTTTCGCACCACCCGAAACACGCCTAATTGTCTGACCATTTGTCAAAGCGTAGAACAAAGGTCTAGCTGTGAAAATGTTGTCAGTCAGTTTAGGTATATAGTTGTTTAACGTAGTGGAGAGAATTTCGTCAAAGTTAGCATTACCTGCCATTTGTATTTCTCCTTAAAAGGTTAGTTGCCTAATTGTTGTTTAGCTAAAGCAAAAGCCTCACGAAGCGTAGAAGGTTCTTTAGTCTTATCAGTGCTTACTGCACCCTCTTGAACGGATTTACCGCCCTGAACAGGTGCCCCTTTCCTTTTAGCATCTAAAGCATCAGCATCACGCTGTAATTGACCAGCATAATTAGCCATAGTTCCAAAATTCTTATGGGCGTAAGCAGCTTCAAGATTAGCGATTTTGTTATTTAACGCATGTTGAAACAACTCACGTTCATCAAATTCGCCGTAAACCCCTTTAAGCCTTGTTACCTCTTTGTCTAAAGCTTGTTGTCTATGCGTCTTCGCTTGATAAGCAACTTGTGCTTCAAGTTGCGCCACACGCTGTGTTGTTGGGTCCTCATCCTCCCAAGACATATCGTCTTGAGTTCCAGGGTTGCCCTGTACACCAAGTGCGCCACCTAAAGCGTCCAGAGTTCCTTGTGGATCAGCTTCTAAAGCTGCCACAATAGTCTCTGCCTGCTGCAAACGTTGACGTTCGGAAGCCAACTCTTGCGTCTTACGAGTGTAATCCGCTTGTCGTTGATATCCTTGTTGAAGTTCCTCAAGGGTGACCTGATGCTCCGCACCATCAATCTTGACAGTGTAATCACCACCAGGTTCCATCGGTTCTTCTATCGAAATTTCTGAATTATCCACATTTGTGGGTTCCGTTGTTTCTATGTTTTCTTCGGGCACTATTGCCTCCTAAGGAGTCCTATAAATTGGTTGCTCCTATTACACACCATAAACTGTCCCAGATGGGGGATTATAAGTTAGGTAATTCCAGACCCATCTGATTTTGCAACTGCAATAAAAGCTCAGGAGGGACCCCACCAGTAGGAGCAAATGATCCACCCTCAGGCGGCATCATTGGCCCCATAGCCATTTCTGGCCCAACCCCTTGCGGCATAGGAACATCGCCCTGAGGTGGCGCAGGTTCCTCACCCGCAATCTCCTGCTCCTGAGGTGTTGCAGGCTGCTGCACCATAAATTTGGCAGGGTCTTTAATATCAAACCCTTCTTCCAAAATGTGCATGGCTAATGCAGCAGGATCAATAACAGTACCCACAAACGGGGCTACGGCATTCATTAAAGAAACCGCTTGCTGTTTACGAATCGTGTCGTTAATAGGTTGGGTTGAACCACCTTCTACTGAGAAATCGTACTCGCCTAAAACTTCTTCACGAGTGTAAGGAACATACAGATTTTCGCCGCCTTTCATAGCGACTCTAGCCATAGCCTCACCAGTCATAAATTCTTGAATTAGTTGCAAAACTTTTCGAGCTACATGACCTATTGAAATTTCAACAATCGCAAGTTTGTCTGCAGCTCTAGCATTTTGTGCATCCGCAATAATAGATGCTTCCGTCGCTGTGCGACGAATCTCAGGCATAGCGCCTCTTGCATACTCTGAAACACCTGAAACAGTATTAATGTCTTCTTCAATAATGTTTGAATACGCATAAATATCGTTTGAAATAGGAACCTGTGGCATAGGTACAACAACCTCGCTTAAAGGTTTGTTCTCATCAACAACAGGAACCAAACGACCATCTTCATCCGACTCTAAAGCTTCACGACCTTCAGGTCCGAATGAACGCTCGTGATACAAATATTTACGAGCATATCTTTTTCTGTCATTCATCAACTGAGATCTAGTCTTATCTAATTCCAGTTGCAAAGACTCTATAGGTTCAATATCACCCACAGGATAAAACAATTCAGGCACATCATAATTTCTTATCATTACAAAAGGTTGCCCAAAAGCGTACGGCATAGGTGTAGGTGACACTAAGAAACCTTCACCGTTGTCAGCAAACACTGACATTGTGTTAGATGGAATATCATAATATTCCCAAATAACTACACGATCATCGCTAAGAAATTCGTTTTTATTATCTTCGTAATAACCATCCGAGTACATAGGGTTAATGTTTGCGTTAGCAGTCAACCCTTTGCGAATCGATGGACTGTACCTGCGATCTTCTTTAGCTTCTTCTAAAGGACGAATAACTCTTTGAGCTATCCAAGTAAGATCCTCCATGCAAGTAGCTTCAGGATCAACAAACATGTCGAACGGAGAAACCCTTTCAACAAAAGGCTGATCCTCAACAATAGTCATTTCAGTCGTTGGAAGATTAGCTGCTATATCCTCATTAGTAGGCAGCTCCCCTGCCATAGCAGGATTTTCCACAGCAAACATGTCTGCTTCCTCAACAGCCATATCATAAATTTCTTCACGTTCACCGTCGCCTATAGAACGTTCCTGTTCAATAAAACGCCAACCGACTTTTAACCAGCCGTGACCGAAAATAAGAAAATCTTTAACAGAACGACGGAAAGGCTTACGGAAATCGTGATGCCTCCACAAATGGTTAATAACAGCTTGAACAAACGCTGCCCTGTCCTCATCACCAGGATGATTAGCTTTAACCGTAATCTTAGGATGATTAACAGAAACACTAGGTGCTATAACGTTAATCGTTGAAAAAGCCAGGTTAACAGCAATCAGATCACGTTGAGCTGTTGTAGTTAACGGCCAATGTTTACCACGATACAAATCTATTAAACGTCGCCAAAGATTGTCATAACCTTCTTGATCCCGCCAACGTCGTGAAAGATCCAACTTGTGTTGGAAATCACCTAACTGTTCAGACCTTGTTTTACGTGCCATTAAACTTTCTCTATGTTTCTGCCTTGAGATCTTGCTTCAGCAACAATTTTTTGTTCACGCTCATTACGAGTTAAGTGTATCTCATCAGGAGCTAACGCACGTTCACGCCAAGCACGATCTGTGTGTACTCGCAATCCTAATAGTTTTTGTCGCCACTCCCACAAATCCAACAATTCTTCATGCGTTTTAGGACCTTTATGGTCTTTAACATATTTGCAAAACTCTTGGTATGTGGCCTCAGGAGGGAGGACCGCCATTGTTACGGACGCTTAGTGTGCGGCGTATAAGTATGACCACCCAAAGCAGGTTGCGGATCAACATTAGGTTCAACCTTGCCAGTTGTACCATGCTGATTCATAGGTGTTTCACGTACTGTGTTTTCCCCATAACCACCTGTCTGGTTAGCATATTTAGGATCGTCAAATCTTTGACGAGCAGAGTTAGGTTGTGCAGCATCCCATAAAGGGTTAGTTACAACTGAACTACCACGCTCCATTTTATTATTCTGACCCTTAGGGCCATCAACTGTTTCCGACGCACTGGTGTGCGAAACGAATCTTGCCATTAGCAATCTCC